GCCAGGGCGTCCGTGTCCGCCTGCGCGGCCTGCGTCTCGGTCAGCAGCTCGGCGAGGGTGGGGTAGTGGTAGCCGGAGAGCCAGATGTCTACGGTGTAGCCGCCGGTATTTATGTCCGACCCTGCCAATTCAAAGTGCAGGGTCCCGTCCGGTCGGAAAGTCGTGTTGGATGCAAAGATTCCGTTGCCATGGCCAAAGTTGTGGTTGACCGTGCCGCCTTTTGCGATATCTACTTCTTCACCGTATGTTTTGCCACTGTCGTTGTACCTCGACTTAACGTGCACATAGTCAAGGCCGTCTGGCATTTTGATGTCGTAGGAATGCCACCTTTTTCCGGTTTCCACGTGGTGGTTCCACACCAGCCGCGCCTCCGACTTTACCGCCACACTGGCCGCGATGGTGTCATACAGCGTCTTGCCGCTCAGGGTGCCGTCCGGGGCAATGTCCAGATAGTCGCCTACCTTCACGCCGCCCAGCTGGTCTGCCGTAGCGGGCGGCAGGGTATACGGCGTGCCGAACTTGGCGTCGGCCTGGGCCTTGGTGTACCTCTGATCCAGGGCGTCGCCGGTCGCTTTTGCATCAGCCGGTGCGCCCGATACGGTCAGGGTCGTGTCAGTGGACACGATAGCCTTTGCGTCGGCGGCACTCTTTGCAGCTGCTTCCTCGCTGGCCTTTGCGGCAGATGCACTAGACGCGGCAGCAGTTTGACTGGCCGCTGCTTCTTCGGCGCTGGAAGCAGATTCCTCGGCTTTTGATGCCGAAATATCTGCCTGCTCTTGCGCTGCGCTTATGGCTTTTGCAGTGGCGTCCTTGACTGTCTGGGCTGCTGCTGCGGCCTGTGCTGTGGCAGTTGCCGCCGCGTTTGTGGCTGTTTCCGCACTCTGAACAGCTTCTTCCTGCCGCGCGATAACAGCTTCGCCATACTGCTTCACATACTCAAAGCCCTGTGCAAGGGCTTCCCGTACTTCCACACCGCGTTCTGCATTGCGGACTTCGGAAATTGCTTCGTCAAATGTCTTATCCAATTTATCACCCCTTTGCGGATGCATAGCCCTTCAGCGAGCGGCTCAGGTCATAGGCGTCACTGGCTTTTCGTGCGCTCAGGGCCTGCAAGTCGCTGACGCTGGAGAAATCAATGCCCAGCGTGAATTCTTTTTTGTCCGGCGCGTCCAAAGGCTCCACAATCTTAGAGCACAAAAGCCAGGTGTTCACCCCGTGCGGGTTGGAGTAGATGTGTGTCATCTTGCCAAAGCCAAGGCGGGCGATATTTACACCGGCATCCTTGAGGTCCACAGCCTTTACCGTGATTCCGTCGAGATAACGCAAGTTTTTGGACAGCTCCGCGTTTGCGGCATCCAGAAGCGACTGCGTTGTGTTTTCGGTTCCGTCCTGCACAATGACCCGCGCGATGATGCCAAACAGCTTTTGCGCGGTGGCGTCGTTAGCGGTTGCCGTGATGGTGTTGGTTTTCTCCCACAAAAACCAGCCGGATTTCTTTTTTCCGACGGCAATGACGCGGGTGACAATATCCTCTGCTTTGACGTAGCTGCTCAGGTCGAGCAGGTTTGTGCCGAATGCGATGGGCTGCCCGTTTTTCTCCTGCACTTCCCGGACGTAGTCCAGATACCGGGCCCCGTTTTCGTGCCGGACGATCAGATAACCGCCGTATACATCCACAAGCTCATTTTGGATGACATCCCATGTAACGCCAAAATTTCGTCCATCGCCAAAGGTGTACCGTGGCGCAGAATCGTAACGGACAACGGAAGAATCCGGCAAAGCTGCACCGTTGAACAAGACGGCATAGCCGTCTCCCTGCTTTTCGATTTTCCAATTTTTCGAGACCGTGTCTTTGAGATCGTATTCCGTCTCAGGCGGAAGGGATTTTGAGTGCGTGGCGCATGTGATATCCGGCGTAACCGTTCTTTGCGTAGCTTCGTGCGTCTGGCCATCTCCGTCCAAGGGCAGGGCCACATTTACGCTCACGGAAAACAGGCCGTTTCCTGTGCGCCAGATATACCCGTTTATGGAAGAATCTGCATGCTTTTCATTCAGCGTCCAGCTGTACGCGGATGGATCCGGGGCCGTGTCATCATCCGAGTAGCCGACTTCATATTGGCTTACAAGCTGTACGCCGGACGAGGTATAAAGTCCATATTCATACCTGTAATCGCCGTCACTATCCGGAGTACCCGCCATGTAATCCAGCTTCATCACGCAGTTATGCAGCTCTGGCACCACCACGCTGGTGCTCGGAAAGCCAACATTTCCGCAGGTAAACGCCTTGTATGCGTCCACCATGCCGGTATGGTTTTCCAGCAGAAACGCAAGAAACTGCTTGATTGTCACGTCTTTGGCTGTATATGGCGCAACAGAGCTGTCGTTGAGGTAGGCCAGCTCTCCCTCGCAAAAGACTTTTTGACTCAGCATAAAATCCTGCTCATGGCTCATGGGCCTGCCCTCCCAGATGCGCACACCGTCTTGTTCTACGGACACGGTCGTGCGCATTTTTTGCAAAGCTGAGTGGGCCACATTGCCAAGCGGCAGGGTGAATTCCAAGCTGCCGGCCTTGCTCACCTCCCGTGTCAGAGTTGGACTGATGAGCTTTTTTGTGTCCGTGTAGTCCGTTGGGTCGTAAATGCAGGTCTTTGTCTTCCACACGTCAACGCCGGTCTGGACGCCCGCATAAACTTTATAGCTCATAAGCTGCCCCCCAGATATCGGATGCTGATGCTGCAATCCGCAGACGCCGCAAAGATGAGAGTACCTACAACGCCATCCGGCATATGCAAGCCCTCAATGTACTGCCACTCTGTAGACTTTGCAAGGATGCCAACCTCAAGGCCATTGAGAGACACCGCAATGTCCGAAGCGTCCTCGCTGCGCTTGAAGTAGATGCCAGCCGCTCTTGGTGCACCGGTGACGGTTACGGTGATGTCCTTGTTGGCTTTGAGCTGGATATCCGTATAATTGCGGATAATTGCCGTATCAAATACAAGGTCATCCCACAGCCAGTCATCAGAGCCGTCGTATACACTGCGTTTGAAGGGGTCGCAAGTGCCTGTAATCGTAAACACACAGTATAATGCGTCCTTGCTGACGGACACCTCCCACAGGCCCTCCCAGTAAAAACTGGGGTCATTGTCGAATTTACACTGGAGCCATTTTCCGTGTATGGCGTTTGCGATAGTGCTGTAGAGGTTCTCCCACTGCTTTTTCGGTGCAGTGCACTTGAGCTCCATGGTAATGGTGCGCTTTTTGTAGTGTGGCCTGCCGTCCAAAGAACTGGTCAGGTTGAGCAGGGTATCAGAGCCTGGCACCTGTACCAGGTACTCGTCCACCTCCGCGCTGCTGATCTTCGGGCTGCCCACTTTGAGGTACAGACCCCAGTCCGTGAGGGTATGATAATCGCCGATTTTTGCGCCTTGCAATTTTGCCATTACACACCCCTCGCTTTCCTCGTCACGGTCACACCGATGCGCGCGTCAACATTTTGTGCCATTCTGGGCGAAATGACGCCCACCAGCTCGCCGGAATCCATGACCACCTGACCGGTGCCAATGGCAGGCAAATGCTCGTCCAGAAGCTCCTCGATGCGCTCCAGAATGCTGGTCTGCTTGTCTGCGTGGCTGCTCTGTCCAATCACGCGGTACTGCATCGCAGACCGCGTAGAAAACTCGTTCAGGCTGTCGTACACGCCCACATCGTCAAACGGGCTCTTGTAATTATTGACCGGGTCTTTGCTCTTTTTGTTTTTGGCCCACAGCGCAAGCCCGATGCCGCCAGCTGCAGCGCCCGCAGCGCCAACGCCGAGAATGATACCTAAAACCGGGTTCGCCGAGATGAACGACACCACAGTTCCAAGCGCGGACGTGATGCCGCCAGCCATACCAGAAAAACCCTGCACAATGCTGCCAAGTGCGCCGCCAACGCCGCCAGAGCTCGCAAGGCCCTGCACGATCTCAGAGAACGCCTTTACAGACGTAGTGGCACCATCCACTCCGGCAGTAATGCCGTTTGTAAAAATGCTCTGGATAGACTCCAGCGCCTTGCCAATGCCGCCGCTGAAGTAGCCCTCATTGATAGCTTTCAGCGCATTGTGTCCCCAGTCCATAAGGGCATCCCGCTGATCCTGAGACACTTCGCCCCAGATTAGGTTGACAAAATCTAGCGCAAGATTTCCCCAGTTTCCATTTTGGGCATCATTAAAGAAATTCTTTACCAGACCAAAAATTCCCTTGTTTAGCTCTTCGGATATGCCGCTTAAATTTTTATCAATGCGGCTCTGGGTACCCTTTACGCTCTTGTCAATCTCGTTGGAGGTTTCCGTCACCTTGTCTTGAACGCCGTCGATGTAGGTGATGATCTTCTCGTAGGTCTCCGCGCCGTTCTTTCCGATGCGCTGGCCGGTCTCTGTGACGGTCTTCTTGATATGCTCGCTGCCGTCGGCGTACTTTTCTGTAGCTTCCTGGATTTTTGTTGTGATGCCGTCAAAGGTCGTTTCTGCAACCTTGGTCAGGGTACCGGTCAGGGTCTTGGACATGTCATCATAGACCTTGGTGGTCTTGGTAACGACGCCGTCCACAACGGTGTTGACCTTTTTGTAGGTGGTAGCTACGCCGTTGACCATTTCCTTGCCGGTCTCGGTTGTGGTCGTAGTTACGCGATCTTTGATTTTACCAGCAGAATCTTTGACTTTTTCCTGCAGGGTCTCCACGCTGGTGGTCACTGCACCCAGCGCGTTCATAGCGCTGGTGGTTACGGTGTTGGACACCGACGCAATGACCGTTTCGGTGGTGGACTTTGTGGAGGCGGCTTTCTTCTTGCTCGTGGTGCCGCCGGTAGAAGGCGCAATGCTGCTGATGACCGCGTTGCTGGCCGTGTTCGGGAGCTTATCCGACCACATGCCGCCGTTGGAGGTGCGCCGTGCATGGCCGCCGTCCTTCTGCCGCTGCCGGGTCTTGTTGTCCGCGTAGTTCTGTCGGGTCTGATGATAGGCAGCGTTGTAGGCGTCCACAGGGCTTTCCAGGCGGCCAAGTGCGGCGATCGCATTTCCGACGCCGTTGGCTACGGCCATGATCACATTCAGCTTGTCGAGGATATAGTCTGCCACCGAGGAAAACCAGTCCTTGATGGAACTCCACGCGCTGTTCCAGCCCTCCCGGAAGTCCTCGTTTGCGGCATAGGCCGTTGCCAGACCGCCCGCAAGGGCAGTCAGAGCCGTCACCACGATGGCGACGGGATTGGCTGCCATGACCGCGTTCAGGGCCGCCTGCGCAATAGTCATGCCCTCGGTGGCATTGCGCACTGCGCTGATGACGCCGGAGATGGCCATGGCCGTGCGGTAGGCGATAAATCCGCTGGTGCCTGCAGCGATGGCCGCCGTGACAACGGTCACGGTAGTGTTGAGCTGCTGCAACTTTTCATCATCGCTCAGGATGGAGGTGACCCACTCGTTGGCCTTTTCCACCACGGTGCCGTAAGCGCTGGAAAGCCCGGTGGAAAGCTCACCGGCCAGCTGCTTGGCGTTGTCCTGCAGGGTGGTGATGCGGCCGGAGAGGGTCTCGCTCTGGGTCTCCATGCTGCCGTAGTAGCGCCCGCCCTCTTCGGCTGCAGCCTGCAGCGCCTGCGTCAGCACGTCATAGGTGACGGTCATGTTCTGGACTTCCTGCACCGATTTGCCGGTGTAGTCTGCCAAAACCTGATAGATATTGATGCCCGCAAATGCAAACTGCTTGATATCAACTGCCGATGCCTTGCCAACATTTGCAACCTGTTGGAGGTTTTGCGCCATACGGTTTAATTCATCGTCTCCGCCGCCGGTTGCTTTTATAGCATCGCCAAGCGCAAGAATTGTTTTTTGACTGTACTCTGCATTTTCACCTGCGCTCAAAAGATACTGATTGGCCGCAACAAGTGCGTCCGTGCTGAATGGCGTTCTTGCTGCATCTCGTTTGATGCTGGTGAGCATCGCGTTGGCTTTTTCGGCATCACCAAGCATATTTGTGAGCGCGGTTCTGTAAGTTTCGATTTGGGCGTTGTACTGCATACCGGTTTGCACAAACCCAACGGCCAGATCTTTAATTTTTCTTGCAGCGGTCTGTACAGCAGAAGCTAAGAGTTGTGCCTTTGTCATGGCAGAAGCCAATGAATTACCGGCGGTATCTGTCTTTTTACTAAAGCTATCCATATACTGCTGCGCAGTATTTAACCCTCTAGCCGTTGCATCCAACTGCTTTTGTGCGTCTGACAGCTTTTGCTTTAAGTCCTTGGTAGCTTTGGAATTTTCTCCGGTTTCTTTGCTGGATTTTTGATAAGCAGCAGTGAGATGCAAAACATCGCTATACAAACGGTTATAATCCTTTGTCATGCTGGCAACGGATGATTTAGTTTGTTCTTTTGCTTCCTCGATGCTCTGCTCGTAGTCAGAGGTATCCATGCCCAAACTTGCCATCAAGTGCATAACATTTAAGCCCGTACTTCACCACCTCCGTTCTGCTCTGCGGCTTTTTTACTGTCTGCAAGGGTCTTTTCCCAGCACTCCTGCGCTTCCTCCAGCGTAGTCTCGTGCCTGCGCTCAGATAGTGGCTTGTCGTACTCTGCCATGATCTCGCTGAAGGGCTTCTCCACCGGCTGACCAAGAGATACAGCACAAAGATAAAGCATATCAGCCGTGTACAGCTGGTATGCTCTTGTGCGCTGCTGTTCCCGCATCTCGCTGATGACGAACCATACGAAATACTTTAAGCCGTATGCTCGGAGATGCTGGAGGTCGGCTCGGCAGACGTAGTGCCAAAACTCAGGCCGTTCAAGTCTGCCAGCGAGGACAAAAAATCCTGCACGTCTTTCTGCATCACGGACTTGGTAAGTGCAGTAAACGCCTTGGGCAGGGTGTCTTTTTCGCCCTCTTCCAGCGTGTACAGCTGGTGCAGGGCGTTCACGGTGCGCTCAGGGTCAAGTTTCATCAGAGGCTTGACAAAGTCCAGCGCAGCAAGCGCAAACTCTCTGGGGGTCAGCTTTTTCTTGCCCTCTGCGGTTTCGGAAGGATCTGCGCCCAGCAGCTTCATGGCGTTGGCAACAATGGTCTCCCGGGCGGCTTTGGTTTCCGGGTTGTCAACGTTGTCCTTTGCGTCCATGATCATGCGGGTGATGCCGTCCACCGCATCATACAGCTTGGGCAGCGCTTCCACGGGGTCAAGATTGATGGTAAGGATCATTTATTCTGCCTCCTTGACGTAGAACTCCATAGGCACCTTGCTGGTGTCGGTCATGTCGTAGTGACCCTTCAAGCTCAGGCTGATGTTGCCCTTTCCGTCCTTGGTGGTTTTCAGCTCGATGCCGCCATCGCTCACAGCCTTCATCAGCTTAACCGCGGCATAACCGCCGCCGATCAGGTTGCCATGCCACCAGATGTCCTGGAAGTCCTCGTCCTTGTAGTCTTCGCGCACGGTGATCTTGTTGGTTTCAACGTCCGCAGCGCCCAGCTCCAGCTTGATGGTGTCGGCGCTCACGGTCATGCAGGTGGTGGACATACCGCAATCCCAGCTGGTGATGTGCTTGAGCTGGTAGGTGTTCTCGGGCACTTCGTCCAGATCCTCGCCCAGATCAATGGTGTTGGGCTTGCAGGAAATGGTGATGCCGCCGGAGGTCAGGCAGATAAGATCTTCTGCAGCAATGGGGGTTGTACCCGCCGGGTCAAACTTTTTGAGCAGCGCACCCGCCTGAAACTGAAGTTTTTTGAAAGCATCTGCCGAAATGGCGTGATACATTTTGTTCATGCGTTATCCTTTCTCACACCACAAAGGATGTGACGTCAAAAGTAAGGTATGTGCACAGGTATTTTTCCGGTGGGTTGTCCATAGACTGCGCCCACGGGTTGCCTGCGCATAAAAGGATCGCGCCGCCCTCGCACTCGATGGTAAGCCCATCGCCAAGGGCAGCGCGGATCTCGTCTGTTTTGCGGATGATGGGCAGCTTTCCGCCGTCCACCGGATACCACAGCCGCGCGTGGAAGGTGCTGCTCTCGTCAAATCCTTTGGGAATGACCGGCAGCACTGTGATATAGGGCAAGGAAGCGCCCTGCGGCACAAAATCCTCCGGGTACACAGGAATATCAAACAGCACAAAAAAGCTGTTCAGCGCCGTTGTAATGGCTTCTGCTGTGCCCATCAGGTCAACACCGCCTTTTTGCACTGGACAACTGCAAGGTTCATCCCGCTTTCCGCCGGAGACAGCTTGTCTGCGCTGGCAGATGTGACCTCGAATACCTGCGCGTCCTCCAACCGCTTGATGCGGTCGAAGGGGGCGAGTTGAACGCCCTTGTCAACGTAGATCGAATAGGTGGAAGCGGTGCCCTGCTGCTCGGCCTGCTGTGCCTCAATGGTGGTGTCGTGGCGTTCTACGCCCTCGAATTCCAGCCCCGGCACCCATGTGGTGGTGGAGCCGAACAGCCCATCAGAAACGAGCTTTTTTTCCAGAAAGCAGAATTTCCGGCTGAAACCGTCCATGACGGTGTTTCGGACAAAGTCGTTGACTGCCATTACAGTTTCCTCCATTGGTTGATCTCCTTGCGGTACCGGGTCAGACCATCCGCAGGGAGTCCGTCGGATCCGGTCGCCATGGACCCGGACCACCCATTGAACGACTGCGACACATACACGCCGCCGGACGGGAGCGCCTTGTCGTATGCGTCGATTTTTTCAGCCAGCGCCACGAAGTCAGGCGGCACCCGCATGGGCTGCACTGTGCCGGTGAAGGTCTCGGCGGTGAGGTCTCCGTCTCCGGCCATGTGCACGCCATCATTGAAGATGGAGCCGCACACAAGGAAATACTGCCCCGGCACTACCCCGGCGGGCACGGTATCCGGCTCAAAGGCGAACTCCCCAGCAATGGGGTCGTCCGCCCGGTCAAAGAAATTGTGCGTGTAGACGCACAGCTCCGGTACAGTCATGGGGCGTCCTCCTTACAAAGGGGCGATTACTCGCCCGGGGTAATGGTCTCGACAGCGATACCGTCCAGATACTCAGCAAACAGGGTCACGCCCATAATGGCGTAGCTCTCGGAGGTTGCGGTGCTGTAGTTTGCCTGAGTGTGGAAGCCGATGAGGTTGCTTGCCTCGCCTGCGGTCCGGTAGACCAGACCTGCGCGGGCAAACTCGCTATCCGCAGGATCCACATAGTACATGACGATGTTGTCTACCGGGGTGGCAATAACCTTTCCCTTCGCAATCTCACTGTCGGACAGCAGGAAGATGGTGTTGTAGCCCATGAAGTCCTTGATGTACTGGAAGCCGAACTGGTTCTGCACGGTGATATTGGCATTGCCCAGATAGTCGTACACGTCCATCACGTTGACAAAGCCAACAACGCCGGTCACGGTGCGATGCATGGTCTTGAACTTGTTCTCGACCGCGCCCTTGGCATGTGCCAGCGCCATCTGGAAGGTCTTGGGAGTGCCCTTCAGGGTGCCGGTGTTCAGGAACTTGTAGAACTTATCCGTTACCAGAGCGGTCAGGTCGTACAGGAACTCATCATCGGTCTTCTGCACGGCGACATCGTAGCCGTAATTCTGGATTGCCTCAAGGGTGACAGACTTGCCGTACTTGTCGATGGTGATCTTGCCGTACTCCTTCTCCTTGACGGTGTACTTGCTGAACGGGATCTCTTCGCCCTCGCCCACGGTGCCGCTCTGCAGGGTGCCCTGTGCATACTTGCTCTTGAGCACGGTGCCAGGCTGCATCCGGATGGGGCGCATGATGCCCAGAATGGTGCGCAGATGGTCCCAGTTGCGCTGGAAGCGGGTCACAAAGTCGATTTCACGCGCGGCTACGGTGATATCGGTGGTCATGGTGATACCTTCTTTTGCTGCCATATGTTATTCCTTTCCGCCGCCTGTAAACAGGTCGGCATTTGCAGCAATCGCGGCCTGGCGTTCGCCAGCGTCCTTGATTGCAAAAATTTGGTCTTTGGTCATTTTGGAGCCGGTGTTGGTGGGCGGGTTGTCCACCTTCGCGCCGGTGGTGGTCGTAGTGCCTACGAAGTCGCTCCAATCAGCTTTCAGGCTGTCGGTGTGCTTCTTGGCATCCTTGACCTCGCCCTTTTCGTCCAGCTCCAGCTTGTCAATGTCCTCGCCGGACAGCCGCACAACGCGGTCTGCATACTTGTCCAGCACCCCGGCGGTCTTCAGCAGCTCCCGGAACTTGGCTTCCTTGGCTGCGTGGGTGTCCTTCTGGGTCTGCTGGGCCTTGTAGTCGGTCAGGGCCTTTTCAGCGGCCTGCTTGCCGCCGTTGGCTGCGTCCCGGTCCTTTTCGGCTTTGGCGAGGGCTGCGTCCTTCTCATCGAGCTGGTTCTGCAAAGTGTCCGTTTCCTTATGCAGCACGTCCAGAATTTTCTTGAGCTTGCCGCTGGTGTCGGTCGTTTCATCTTCCAGAATCTCCCGGAGAGTCTTGCGTTCGAGTGCCATGTGATAGTCCTTTCTGCCCTTGCTCGGGCTGCCATGCTTGGCAATAAGGTTTATTTGCCGGACGTGCTGCCGGTGTGGTGCCGCCTGTGGGGCTTGAACCCACGCCCCCCGGATTACAAATCCGGCGCTCTGCCAGCCTGAGCTAAAGCGGCATAAAAAAGCGGCTGACGCTGTGCGCCAACCGCTGAGTATTAACTTTTTTAGTCAAATTCGTAATTTTGAAATTTGAGGTTGTTTTTTAACGGGATGAGTGTCACATGAACATGCACGTTTGCTTCGCCAAGAACTTTATCACAAAGTTTCTGAAGTTTGATTCTTGTATCGTCAATTTCGAAGCAAAGCCGTGTATTTGCTTCCTTATCATCCTCAATTTTCAGCTCTCGGATTTCGTTGGAAATTTCAAGTTGCCGAATTTCGCAAGTTTTTGCTTCGTTTTGGAGCTTGAGCTGTTTCAAATGCAAGTTTTCGCGCTCGCTTTCCAGCTCTTCGATTCTGCTCATATTTAAACCTCCTTGTTTCCTTCCTCTACTGCGATTTCTCGCAGCTCGTCAATGTGATCTTCCACCGCCGGGCGGAGGAATGGACGGGCTTTCATACCCCGGGTAAAGTGCCACTTGCCGTTGAAGTCCTTCCAGACCCACGGCGTTTTTCGTCCGTTGCCCTTTTCGGCAAAAACACCTGTTCCCAGCTCCACATAGACGCTGTAAAACAGGTTGCTGCCGATGGTAACGGTCTTTTTTGCAAGGTCTACGGCAAAAGTCAGGCTCTGCTTAAGCGCACCGCCCACATAGCCCTCAATGCCTGTGCTGTCTTCCGTGCCTGTAGGCACAAGCAGTTGGGCGTAGTCCTGCACTTTCATGCCCCATAGGGTCAGCACCCGCTCTGCCCATGAGTCCAGAGCTTCATGCAGCTGCGGGGTGTTGTCGGTGAATTTGATGTTATATTCAAATTTCATGGCTGTTCAGATACTCCACAATGGCACGCTCCCGAGCGGACAATTCCCATTTTGTGGCCGCAGCCCTCTCAGCCGCAGCCCTCTCAGCCGCAGCACAATCAGACAGCAGCAGGCCTCCACCAAAAATAGCTTTTCCCGTGGAACGTTGTGCATCCAGCGCATAAATCGGAGTGCATTCCTTTTTGTAAATTTTGAAATCCACGCCGTAATGGCTGTATCGTTGGAGCAATGCAGCCGTCACAATATGATCCGGGTATGTATACTTTGGGAGCTGTACCGTTTTGGTTCGTCGTAAGCGCTCCACCTCATCGTTTACCAGCTTCGTCAGATGAGGTTCTGCCTGCGCTATGATGTCCCCGCCGTAGCTGGTCACAAAACTTGTTCGGACGATTGCGCCGTTTTCGTACTCAATATTACAGTCGCAAATGATATGGTTCATCCGCATAGTATTTGCCCTTCCAGAAAACGCCGTCAAAGATGGAGCGAATAGAAAGAACGGAATGCCACGATCGAGATAGAATCCGCAAATTTTGGACAGGATTGAAAACGGTGGGTTGTCCAGAACAACAGCACCCTCCGGGTAGTCGAAATGCTCATAATTGCCGCCGGGGTAAAATGGGCGCACAATTTTGGCCGGGTCGATGCCGTACTCCTTGCAGGCCCAGTCCCGGATAACAGCGTACACGCTAGGCGGTGTATAGCAGTCGTCAGTGGTCTTTTTCGGCTTGAACTTCTCCACGAACTCTTCGTAAGTCTCACCTGCTGCCATCGTTAGCTTTCTCCTTTCTTTTTCGCTCTTCCGCCCACCACATCTGTTCGGTTTCCTTGCCGCCTTTGGATTTATACCACTCGGTGTAATCCATGACGGGGGTGACCTCTTTTGTTACGTTGTCCCGCTGCATGGCGTTCTGCCGGGGGTACTTTCCCAGCGCAGAGGACAGCACACAGCGGCAGTGGTAGACCATCTCCGGGGCCGCGTTAGGGTCGCCGGGGTGCTGTATCTCGTATCCCATGACTTTGAAAGGCTCATCAAGCTCTGCCGTCTGCTGGTCGAGCAAGCGGTGCATCTCACGGGTGCGGTAGTCGTGGGTGGAGTTCCAGCGCTTTTTGACCTCGATGCCCAAAGCCTGGGCGTTGCGCATCTGCTGCAAAGCCCCGGCGTTCTGGGCGCTGGTAAGGGCCGTGATGGCGTTGTTCATGGCCCAGTGGATCTCCGTGTCTGCCATGCCGTTTACGGCCTGCACAGCGATGTCGTGGACGCTCTTGCCCTGCACGATGCCCTGCATGACGTAGCGGTCGAACACTCGGGCGTCATAGGTGCGGTTACTCTCGTTCTTGATGCGCTTGTTTGGCACCAGCTTGGGGTTTTCCTTCAGCAGGAGCTTGACCGCTTCGGTGTTGTACAGGGTCAGCCCGAACGTCACGCCTGCGGCCTGTTCCAGCTCGTAGAAAGCCCAGTTTGCGCCAAAGGAAAAGATGTTGTATTGCTCGTCCCGGGCCAGCTTATAGGCCGTCTGCTGGGCTGTGGTGCAGGTCTGGGTGATGCCGTCCAGCTTGGCCCGCATCAAATCAGATTGAAAGACCTGATTTTGCAGCCAGATGCGGTAGTCGTCCTCTGTAATCTCGCCTGCGTCCAGCTGCGCCCGCTTGCGCTCGTCCAGCGCTTTGTACTTTGCCAGAAACTCGGTGAGCTGCTTTTGCATCTCCCGGCGGGCAGTGCCGTACACCCGGAGTATACGGCGGCGCAGGCGGTTCAGCTGCCGGGTGGAAATGCGGTCACGGTCAGAAATCATGCTTCATCACCGTTGTCATCCTCGTCCTCGTCCGTGGTCTCTCTCGTTGCACTCTCAGCCATCAGCGCCGCCCGGGCCTTTTCTTTCTGCTCCGGGGTCAGGTTGGGCAGCAGGTCGATGGCCATGTCCTGCCCAATGATCGCCGCCTCGGAGATTACTGTGCTGACCTGCTCTGCGGTGTTTACGATTCGGCTCCGGTTGAATGTCGGCGTTGCGCTGCCAAAGCCAGCCAGCGCACAGATCTGACGAACAAAAGGTTTGATCTGGGCCTCGAAGTCGTCTGCGTTCTGGTTCAGGGGCTCATAAGCCGCATCCAGATGGTCGTTGGTGCTGTTTGCGCTGACGCAATGCACGTCCAGGCCGCCGAAATCCTCATAGACCCGGGTGTGCAGCAGCTCCAGCAGGGTCTGCCTGGCAGTCACCGGCACCTCGCTGGTGTATGGGGTGATCTTGCCGCCCTCGCTGGTGTCCGCACCGGCAATGTGGTACAAATTCAGCTTTGCAAGGAACTCCTGCAGTTCATCATCGGTCATGCCGTTGAAGTTTTCGCACAGCCAGTAAATCTGTGCGCAATCCTGCAAGTCGCTGCAGAAGCCGGACGTCACCAGATCGGTGTTGTCGATGTAGGCTTTCAGGCCTACGAGGGTGCTTTGATGCAGGTCGGATCCCCACAGCGGCACCACAGGCAGAGTGCTGTAGTTTTCCCCCTCCACGCTTTCCAGCCCGCCGCCGGGGGTGGAGACGGTCACGCTCTTGTATGCCTGCTTCGGGGCCGTCTCCTGCATAGTGCTGCCGATCCTGCTTTCCGTGTACTCGGTGTAACCGTCCTCTTCGTACAGGACATAGTGCATATCCGTGTCAGGATTCAGCCGCCAGAACCGCACCCCGGCCCGCATGGAGCCGGTGGTCTCATCGTACAGGGGTGCAAATTCGGTCAGCTTGAACACCACCAGATGGTCGTTGTTCCAGAAGCCAAAGCTCTCACCGTGGATCAGGGCAAAATATCCGGCCTTCTGGATCTGCTCGTCAAATTCAGCCCCCAGTTTTTCTTTGTCCACGTCCTTATCCGCAAAGGTGACGCCGTTGCCCAGGGAGTAGGTAGCACGCTGCTTGTTCAGCCGCCGGAAAAGATTGCTCTTGACCATATCGGGCCGGGGTACATCCTGCCGCGTGTTCTTGGAAAGGCGCTTCAGCATAAAGGCGTAGGCTTGCGAAAAACGTTCCGCGCCCGGGTTTTTCTGAGCGTCGTACAGGTCAGCGTCCAGCGCCATCCTGTAAGGGCCAGAAGCGCAGTGCTGCTGCACGAACCGCCGGACAAAATCAGGCTGTTCCCCGGCGGCCTGCGCCTGCTGAAAGGTCTGGAATGTGTATACAGTGCTCAAAATCAATCCCTCAGTTTCACAAGGCGCTTCGTGCGCACAAAATATCGGATGGCGTCCATGCAGTGGTCGTTGACCTTCAGCACGGCGTCGTCTTTATCCGGGTCCCAAGCGTATACGCCGAACTCTTCCAGCGTGTGCTTGCAACCCTTGTAGACCTTCAACCGCCCGGTCTGCAGCATGGTCTGTACGTCCAGAATTCCGCTCAGGACGTCGTTGTTTGCCGGGGTCTGGGTAAAGCCGTTCTTGCGCAGCTCTGTGATCAGGGGCAGGGCCGAGGGGTCTACTATGACCCTTTCCGGCTTCAGGCCGTTCAGCCACGATTTCAGGTCTGTGACGTACTCGCCCACGGTCTTTTGCCGCTTCTGCTCTCGCCCGCTGTAGTAATACTCCCGGGTGACGATCCAGCAGTCTGCATCGGCCTTTTTTTGGAGCAGCAGGAACACCGTTGCGTTCTGGGTGCCGAAGTCGCACGCCACATAGGCGCTCTTCGGGGACAGCTCGGGCAGCACGTCAATGACGTGTTTTTTGGGGTCGAACATGTCATATACAAGGCCCTCTGCCACCGTCCACAGGCCCAGAATGTAGCGCTGGTAGAAAACGCCGCTGTACTGGCTGCGGTATCTGGCCTTGATTTCCTCGGAGAGCGACAAGTTGTCGTCCATCGTAAAGTGGAGGTACATCATCTTGCGGGAACGGCATTTCCGCACCCACTCAAGATAAAACCAATGCTGTGGGCTGCCCGGGTTGCAGTTGAACCAGAATTTTGACCCGGTGACGGAGCAGCGGGCAGTGGCCTGATTGACAAAGCTCTGCGGCATCAGCGCCACCTCGTCAAAGAATGCCCCAGCCAGCGTGATGCCCTGGATCAGGTCTTGGCTGCTCTCGTCTTTGCCGCCGAAAAAGTAAAACTCGTTGGATTTGCCGCCTTTGCTGACGGTCATGAAATTTTCTGCCCGATGCTCTTTGACATTGTAGCCACGGGCTGCAAGCTGCTGCTTGAGCGTGCCAAGCACGTTTCGCCGGAAGCTGGCAATGGTCTTGCCGCACATGGCAAACTGCTGGCCGCTGTAGCAGGTCATGGCCCACTGGACAAAAGAAAAGCTCATGGCAAAGGTCTTGCCCGAGCGGATAGCGCCATCGGCAATGATGCCGTTGTATCCGCTGTATGCGCTCTGCGGTGTCCACCAGCTAAGAACCTGTTTCTGCCGCTGGCTGAGGGCTTTCCAGCGAAAGCCGTTACTTTTCCGCATTGTCGTCCTCTTCCTTTGGCAGAAGATCCACATCGTCAGGCGGGCTGAGGTCTGCGGCGGCATTCAGGGCCTCCGCAAGGCCATCGTCCGGGACTTCAACGCCGCTCTGACCTCCCAGCATGGCAAACTTGTCCACAATGGTGCCGAACGCCGTTGACAGCTGCGGCAGTGTTGCTTCCGCAATCTTGTCCGGGTCAGCCATCGCTTTCAGATACAGCCCGAGAAGTTCTTGTGCTTCTCCTTGCTTGCTCTCCATATAGGCCAGCATGTCCTGCGCATTCTGCTCTTTTTTTCTGTCGCACAAATCCGCACATTCCGGGTTTTCCTTCACGATCTTGCGCACAGTGCTTTCTGCAACGTCGTTTAGCTTTGCGGTGCGGGTGTAATTTTGCAGCTGGATATAATCCGCGATGATCTTCTTTTTTTGCCTGTCTGTCAGCCGCTTTGCGCTCACCGCCACCACCTCTCTAAATTCATGCAAAAGAAAAACCGCCCGGAAATCCGAACGGTCAAAATGTTAAAATAAGCAGCGCCCAGCATTCAGTTGCGTTGGACAGGCGTCAAACGGTGGGCGCTGCTGCATCTGGAACTTTCGCCGCCAGATGCCCGGCTATCTGCGCAGCCCCCTCCAGGGTACGCAAATGGCATTCCCGGCAGGGACCGAGCCTGCAGCCTCTGGTTTTGGAGACCAGCGCTCTACCAATTGAGCTACGGGAATATAAAAGCCGCCCTTGGAATCGAACCAGCCGTGTCTACACACACGCGCCGCGCTCCAAACTGCGCTCAGGCGGCCATATAAAAACAGCTCCGGTTCTCCGCCGGGGCTGTTGGTTGGCGCACATCCTGTCAGGAAAGCTACACCTTGGCAAGGATTCTAAGGCCTTTTCTCGGCACGGGAGGTTGCACGTGCGGCCTTGCGGGTTGTCTAGTCCATGCGCCATATGGTGCGATACGGCGGAATCGAACCGCCTCCTGTCTCTCATGAGCGTCAGGCTGCCTTTGTGTCAGTGTATCGCATAGAAGCAGCCCGCGAAACGTGAAGAGAGAGCAAAGCCCAGTGCCTGCAAGCAGAAAAGGAGGAAAATGCCAAGAAGGGACACGTTTCGGAGGCTGCATGCATCGGTTTGCCTTTTGGCTTTTCCGATGATACAATTTTACACCATGCGATAGTGAAACCGCAATGTAATGACAGTGCAATGTTCTTAAAGGCTCAGCTCCTCCATTGCTTTGCGCCGCAAGACATAGACCATGCGCAGAGAGTAATTCATGTCTTTTGCGACCCTTTCCCACGTGAGGCAATCGAGATAGTACTTGTACAGCACCGTGTATGATTTCTCGTTCTGGATCTGGGCGAGCGCGTTTCTGATCTCGAGGAACAGCCTGTCGCAGACCGCTCTTTGCTCATAAGCCCGGCGCTCCGCTTCCTCCTTACGTTCCACCGCCCGGGCAAGGCTCTGGCCATCTTTGCTGCCGCCGGGGGCCGCGCTGAGGCTCTGGGTGATGTGCCGGGTGGCCTCCTGTGCTTCGGCCAGCCGGTCAGACAGCAAGTAGTATCTTTTCTCCGCTTCGCGGTAGCGGTTCAGCCACGCCTTAACGGTGCTGTAATCGGTTCTTTCCGGCTTCTGAGTGTCGGTGTCAGGTATCCATGTGCGAGCCATTGTTGCTCCTTTCTTCAAAATCGCGGCAATATTCGGGCGGATTTATGTATCCTTCGTCTTTTTCACCGCTCTGGCAGATATAGTGATATCCGGATTCTGACGCCCCAAATTTTTGCTTTAAGAATACGCACCGGTCGCAAAGGCAAGGTTTGTTTCGGTTGAGCCGCCGCTTGAAATATTCAATTGGGTTGCCATCGCTAAGAACAAACCAGATGAAAAGCCCTGCAAGTGTTGCCATGAACAGCGTGCTTGCAACTTCAAATAGAATATCAATCATTTTACTCCTCCATTTCTTCGATCCAAATTTCAACTCTTGGTTTTTTCTTGTCGTAGTCCACCCGGCTGCCATCGTGGGCGGCGACGATCTTGCTGTTGTCGTCCTCCAGCACGCGGGCTTTTACCAGGATGTCTGTGGTTGCCTCGATGAGGTTTGCCAGATCGACCCGGCGGGCGGTCTTCATGTAGTACACGCACCTCACGTTCACACGGGCAGAAACGGGGCTGCGCGGCCTTTTGATTTGCCGCAGGCAGTCCGTCTCATAATCCACGTATGCCTTGCTAGGAGCCACGAAGCGCCCGCCTGAGCGGCTTTTAAAGATGCGGGAAGAGTTTTTCTTGGTGCGGGGGTCACCGTAGAGGGTCAAGTGCATTTCTTTCGTTCCTCGCTGTTCCACTGCTTGAGTGTTGGTGCGTGATGCCCGCACATCAAACAACAAAGTTCAGTCCCCGGGTCCGACAGCACTGTGAGCTTCGGATTAACCGACTTGATTTTCTTTCCCCATGCAATAAATCCACTCCCGCACTTTGGGCAAGGAAGAACAGTGTATGATTTTTTTATCATTCCTCGTCCTCCATGTAACACCAGCTTTGCGGAGGGCGTGAAATGTATCGGGATGCACAGCGCTCTTCCTTCATGTTGTCCCATTGCAGGCAAGTGCAACAGTCGCCACCATGACTGCAAGGCTTCATGCCCCAGAAATTTTTAAGCCTTACAGGCTCGTCCCAAATTTTTAGGTCAGAAATGTGCCAGCCATATCCCGGGTGAATGCCGAGATATTTGGCAAGCTCTGCATCGGTCAGACAAGTGGTAAGCTCTTCTCGCTTTGCATTACGTTCTTCGTCGTTGTTTTCCGGCAGGGTGTAAACCGGCAAATCCAGACTCGAGGCCGTGAAATTGAACCCAACGCAGTCCCTGTCGATTCTGTAGATTTCATCGCAGACAAACGTGCCGATGAAGCGCTCATCCATCTGCCGCAGACCGGCCTTAGGCAACTTCATCCACCAGCTTTCGGCGCCGGTGCAGTAGATGTACACCTTGAACGGCGTTTCCAGCTTCGGACGGGTCTTGCGTACCTCCACGGTTTTCATCCCACTCAAAATCAGCTTGCACCATTCCGGCCGGATGCTCAAAAGTATAGCTTTCATCAAGTATTACCCCCATTGTTCGGACATGGCCTTTGCAACGCCCGGAAAAGTCTTTGCCCGGTTCTTTGCGCGGTCAGTGGTAAACATGCCCTTGTGCTGCTCTCCATGTTTGTGAGAGTAAGAGCCAGATGGACACCACGTCGCAACGGGTTCGACGATACTTGTCGGATGCAGCGGTTCAAGCCCTTTCAGCCAAAGACAGGTTTTCTTTGTGTACGGATGCCCGAATTGATAAGGCTGGATGGTCTGCATGTATTCAGGTAGACAAAACACTTTGCTAGGCACTGGATTTTCTACGCAGATTTTCGGAATGTCTGCCCACCAAAAGCGCATAAACAAGTCTCTGCCTTGAATCCCAAGCATCACCCTGTCAGCTTGCAGCTCATGTCCCTTCCACAAGTGGCGTGCACCAGCATTTGACAGGTATGTGCAGGGTGGGTGTGCGATGAGCAAGTCCCACTTGCCAACGTCATGCGTTACACCGTCCATCGTCACGACTTGCCCCCCCTCAACAGCCTTGAGGGCGTCGCCGAGGATGTGCCATTCGGGGTGCCCACCGGACGGCTCCTGAATGTCGCAGGAGTAGGCTTCGTGACCCTTGGCGCGGAACGCCTTGCACACTTCCTGCGATTCCTCGCAGGCAATCAGCACTTTCACCGTTTTCTTCCTCCCATCCATCCTTCTTTGTTGAAATCGTTACGGCTGATCCGCTCCGCCGCGTGGTTACCGTTGGTGTAGATGCGCTGCGCTTCCAGCTGACGCTTGTACTCGGCGTACTTCGGGCAGCTGTCGTGACAGATCGGGTGCCGGTCGGGGCAGTCTTTGCAGGGCTCAAGTTTTACCATCGGTCTGCACCTCCTGATTTTCTTTTCCGAGCTCCTTCCTTGTCGGCTCGCTCGCCCGCAGCCTTGCCGCTTCACGGGGGGCAGTGGTGATATCGGCCTGCGCCTGCTTCAAAAACTCAGCACGGCGGTATGTAAGGTCTGGCATTTCAGCCAGTTCTGCCAGTCCTCCCACGCTTCCGGCATAGGATTTTGCCGCTGGGGGGAGCTGGTCATACAGGGCTTGCAGCTCTTTCTGTCCGTCACTACGCAGCAGACTGCCCTTTTCGTCAATGCCGGTCACCATCGGGAACTTGCGCCAGCTCAAAAATGTCTGTGCCTTGCGTGCCGCTACAGCCAGAGCTTCCCATTCAGCGGATGGGTCAAGACACTGGGAAAGCTGCTTGAAGATGTCGGCCACCGTGACCGGATAAACGCATACCCGGTTCGCCGCCAGAAAAGCCCGCTTGACAGTATCGCCGTCATAGTCGCCAAACTGGTACGTCCACACATCAATGGTGGTCTGCATCTCCTCGTCAGTCAGAGGCTTGGAGCCCAGCTTGTACAGCACAAAATTCATGCGGATCAGCTTTGCCACGTCTTCCCGCGTCATGTCTCAAACCCTCTTTCTCTGTCCATCTTCGCCAGCACCCGTGCAAGCTGGTCGTCTACAGTTTCGGTTGGCTGCTTGCCCCTCGGTCTGGCTTGTCGGCTTTGTTCGTTGGCTTCCACGTCTCCCGGTGTGCGCAGGCCGTCCCGTTTCCAGCCGGACAATATGCCATTGATGTAGTTCCACGAGCGCTTCCCGGCTTCTGTGGCCTTGTCAATCGCCAGCAGAATCATCTCTGTGCTGTACTCCTGCCTCCACTTCTGCAGCTTGTCCAGTGCAGAGCGCGGAAAGTCCCCAACGGCCTGCTGATAATGCTGGACAATTTTAGAAAGTTCTACGTCAACGGCGGCGGGGGCGGCTCTATTATATACACCACCGTTAGGTGATATACCATTACCATTTACATTACCATTACCATTTACATTACCATTACCATTTACATTACCATTACCATTTACAGCCGGATTTGCCGCGTTTTGATGTTTTTGCTCGTCAAAGTCGGCATTTGCCGGATTTGCCGCGTTTTGCTGACGCTTGCCGTTTGTAACTTCTGCACCTTTACGCCCTGCGGCAGCTCTCTTTTCTCGTTTTTCGTTCCATTTTTTAGAATTTGATTCCACCGCCTCGGACATAAAATCCCACGCCATTTCGAGCTTCTGGTCGTCCTCAAAATCCGGTGGATCGGGGAAATCAAGCAACGCATCAAAAATCCTGCCTTTTTGCTCCAGAGACAATTTCCGCAATGGCTTTTTCCATGATTTGTAAATGACTATGCTTTTCTGTTCTTCCTCTTTCAACTGCTTTCACCTCCTTTGCCCGCCCGTATAGCCGGATAGCACAGCTTGCGAGGTCAGAACGGCAGGTCGTCGGCATCATCGTTGATGGGGTCATACTCAGCAGAAGGGGCCGCTTCCGGAGCGCTGGTGCTGTGCGGCGCGTAGTCTGCAAGGCTTTCGCCGGGGTACATCTGCGCACCCTGCAGATCTGCCGGGTTTGCTGCCGGTTCTGCAGATTCCGGCGGAGGGCCGGGCGGTGCCATCAGGTCGATCATCTGCTGCAGCCAGCGGAATGTCACCAGCCCGCCGGGCTGAACATCATCCGCGTCCACGTCGTAATAGATCTTGCCGTTATACTCCCGCTCTTTCAGCTTTTGAGCAAAAACTGTGACCTGATCGCCTTTCTGCAGCATGCCGTCCCACTGGTCAATGCCGTGCCAAAGGTTAACACCCACAAAGAAGCTCTGCCATTTGCCGGATTCATCCTGTGTGCGGCTGGCTTTCAGGTCGAATTTCAGCACCCGCTTCTGCCCGGCATCCCGGAGCACCGGGTCTTTGGCGATCTCGCCGTGCAGCATGATGCCGTTCTTGGTCTGGACGATCATGCATCATCACCGCCAAACGGATCATCGGCGTTTTCCTCTGCAGATGGTGCATCCGGGGCAGGGATCAGGGTGCCTGCCGTCTTGCGGTGACGGTGGGAACCTGCGTAAGGATCCAGCACCGGCAGTTCTTCAGGCGACACCTCGCGGGCGGTGCTTTCGGCATCCACACGCACCTCGCATTCATCGTACAGAGCGCCGAAGGTAGACGGGAACGCCTCACGCAAAGCGTGCACCAGCGCCACCTTGCGGATCATGGTGGCCTTCTTGCCATTCCAGAGGGACTTGCCGGTGTCGTACTCGGCCAGCTTCACCTCCTCGTAGCTGGGGCGGGTGCGGTCTTTCCGGTAGACCTTGGCCCAGCCGCCCAGAAGCTCCTCGCCCTCATAGACGATGGAACCCTCCCGGTGGTCCAGCTGCCCGGCTTCCGTGTCCAGCACGATGATGCCGGCCTCAAAGCCGTCAAAGGCCGGGTGCCGTTCGGCCATCTGCATGTAACAGTTCTTGCCCAGGACGATGGTGCTGGGGGTGTCCTCGCTGTTGTTGTCGTAGTGGATCAGATAGGCCTCTTTGGTGAAGGGGTTCAGGTGGTACTGCTTGCATGTTTCCAGAAAGATTTTGCATTCAGCATCGGTAGCCTTTGGGCAGATGAAGTTGCGCACGTCTCCAAAACTCACAGTGAAGTGCTGGCCGTCAGCACCGGTGATCTCCACGGGGACGGACGGGGATGCGGCCTGCATAGCGGCGCTGCCTGCACGGTTGGCATTCTGGACGGAACGGTTTGCCAGAGACTGTGCGTTGGAAACAGAAGAAGTAGGCGCGGGTGCGCCGGGATGAGTAAATGCCATAAGTAAGTACCTCCAAAATTATTTGATAGAACCATAGCGGAAGCCGCGCTCTGCAGCTCCCTGCTTGAACCATGCGATGTCCTCACGGGTGAACTCTACCCAGAAACGATATTGCTTGCGGGCAGGGGCTTCCGACTGTGCAGGCTCTGCGAATTTCTGAAGCATGCTGAAATCCAACCTGCCATCCGGCGTGATGACTGCATTGGCCTGTGCCATTTGAACCGATTCTGCGGCGATCTGACGTTCTTCATCGGTCGGAGGGATAATGACCGGTGCAGCCGCCTGCGCACTCTCTGCGGCCATTCTCTCGGCTTCTGCGCGGCGCTGTGCGTCCCGGGCATTCTGGCGGCGGCTGTGCTCCACAAGGGCAGCGTTCAGGTTCAGCTCACGCAGATACTCCGTGATGCAAGCTTCGGCATCCTCGCCGCAGGTCTCCCGGATGAGCCGCAGCTCCTCCCGCCGGGTCTCCACGCTCTTGCGCAACTCCCGGCTGGCCTTTGCCAGATCATAGGTCTTGTTGAGCCACTGCGGCACAAGCAAGCGGTCAAAGGGGATAAGCTCCCGCAACTCGCCGATGCAGTCAGCATAGACAGCCCGCAGCGCATCCTGCTTATCCTGCCTCTCGGCTTCCTCCACAGCCTTGACTTGCTGGTCAATGGCACCGGAGACAGCCTTGCACTGACCCTGCATCTTCTTGGCACTCTGCAAGAAATCTTCCAACGGCTTCATGTAAAAAGCCTTGGCGTTGCGGGCGGCATCGCTGAGCTGCTTGTCCAGCTTGTTCACTGCGGCGCGGTCGGCCTTGGCATCCTTGATAGTCTCCGGGGTGTAGACGCGGCCGGTGTAGGCGGCCAGCATCTCGGTCAGGTTCTGCTGCACCTCAGCTTCATTCCACCGGATCGCGGGCAGTTCCGGGTGGTCCACCCGGACGGTCAATTCTTCTTGCATAAATATTCACCTCGCATACACAACGTTCATATCAGCGTCAAACACCCTGTACAGCTGTTCGGGCTTTCTCTTTGCCAGTTCATCGGCAATCGAAATTGCATCCGAAGCAACCGGAAATTGCTGTTGCGAAACAAGCGCTGGCGGTTCTTGCGCCACATCGTAAATTCTTAAAAGTGCCACTTGTAAAACCTCCTGTTTGTGATATCTTTGTGGTGATGGGCGGCGAAACTCATCACCCTTTTGGCTTGTCCGTGTTGGAGCACGGGCAGGCTCTTCTTTTTTTGCGGCGTATCGGCGGAAGACTGTCCAACTCATCACGTCGGATGCACTCTTTTTCAAAAATGTACTTGCGAGCCCGACGCCTGCCGTTGCGGCTGTGGCTGCTTGCGGACGCAAAACTGTTTGCGGTTTTGTAACCCAGCCGTCTGGCACACATCTCAGACGTACCGCTGGCAATCAGGTCTCCGGTCTTGGCATCGTACACGGTGTACCACATGACATGGAGGACAGTGTCAGGCATACGTGATCTCCCCGGACTCCTCTTGCAGCATCTCCCGCACGTTGTCCATTTCTTCGGCGCACATCTCCCAGACGTTTGCCCGTGCGGAGTATCCGGCCCGGACAACAATGTCATCTGAGGCTTCGGCTTCTCGCCTGCAGCGTTCGGCAAGCCGCGTGTAGGATTTGACTTTGCCCTCAACGTACTCTTTAGCCGTCATCATGCCCCACGCTCCTGATTCTCCGGGTATTCCGGGTTGCGGGCGTGGGCACGGTTGATCTTGCCGTACTTGCGCCGCTTTGCGGCTCTCTCCCTGTCCTCTGCGGCAAAGCCCAGACGAGCCAGCAGAACAGCGGCCAAAATCAGCGCCAGCGACACCGCAAACAGTGTGCTGGAGATATATCCGGTGGTCTGCGCGGTGCCCTCTGCACCCATAGCTGCGCCCATTCCAACGCCGCCAAAAACGACAGCCAACCAGTAGTAAGTAGTAGATTTGAGTTTCATTCTTTCGGATCCTCCTTTGTGTAAACCTTTTCGAGCTTGTAAAAGTCCTTCACCCACGCCACAAATCCGGCACGAGAAATCAACGGAGCCGCATTGTCCGTGCCAACGGATGGCACCGCCCACTGGGGAAAGCTACCCGCCTGAATCATCGCCTTTAAATTTGGCTCACTCACCGAAATGTTGTTATCACGCATGATCTGGCAGCACTCTGCGATTCCCATGCTCGGCTTCATTATCGTCCACCTCCTTTTTTGTTCTCAGCTGCCGTTTCAGCCGGATATGCTCCAACCGCTCCGGCTGCCTTGCATCCCAGCGCTGTTCAAGCCAACGCTTGTTGTAGTGCTTCTTCACGGTGCAGCCTCCACAAACTCGCCATTTTTGAGGGTGTACCAGGTGTTCTCTTTGATAACGGCTCCGTCAACCTTTGCCATTTTGGCCAGCAACATATTGCCGTCATCATCGTACTCGGTCAGCACCAGATAGCAGCCCAGTGCGCCGCACGCCTTACCGCAAGCACCGTTTACAACGGCAATGCTATCTTTTCCGTCTGCTTTTGCGTTGCAATAAGCCCCAGTGGCTGCCGCCGTGCTGTAATCGCCGCTCGAACCCGCCGTGCTGGAATAGCCGCTCGAACCCGCCGTGCTGGAATAGCCGCTGGAACCCGCCGTGCTGGAATAGCCGCTGGAACCCGCCGTGCTG